AACAACAGATATATCTACCAGTATATTTCTGAGAAGTATCCAGAGAATGAAATAAAGTTTGATATAAAAAAGATGAACCTTGTCACTATTGACATTGAGGTTCAATCTGAGCATGGGTTCCCTACAGTAGAGAAGTGTGATGAGGAGATGCTTCTTATATCTCTACAGGATTACAACACTAAGAGGATTCTAACTTTTGGTGTGGGACCATACAGGACTCAGGATAAGATGGTCAAGTATGTGCAATGTAATGATGAGTATGATTTACTTCAACACTTTATAAACTATTGGAGTCATAATCCACCAGAGGTTGTGACAGGTTGGAACTGTCAGTTATATGACATCCCATACCTTGCTAAGAGGATCACCAGAGTACTTGGTGAGAAGGCTATGAAGAAACTATCTCCTTGGGGTTTGGTGACCAATGAGGAGATTTATATGATGGGTAGACCTGTACTTGTATATGATATTGCTGGTGTAACTGTTCTTGATTACATGGATTTGTACAAGAAGTTTACCTATAAAGCACAGGAGTCATATAGATTAGATTATATTGGTGAGGTAGAATTAGGTAATAAGAAACTAGATCACTCTGAGTTTGATACTTTCAAGGAGTTCTATTCAAAGGGTTGGAATAAGTTTGTAGATTACAACGTACAAGACGTTAGAATTGTTGACGGTCTTGAGGAGAAGATGAAGCTCATTGAGCTTGCTATCACTATGGCATTTGATGCCAAGGTGAACTTTACTGATGTCTTCTATCAAGTTCGTATGTGGGACATGATCATATACAATGATCTGAAGAAGAAAGGTATAGTTATACCACCTAAGAGAGATCAGGATAAGAGTGAGAAGTATGCTGGTGCATACGTCAAGGAACCTAAACCTGGTATGTATGATTGGGTAGTATCCTTTGACTTGAACTCACTATACCCTCATCTTATAATGCAGTACAACATATCACCAGAGACTCTTCTGGATGATAGGTATCCTGGTGTTAGTGTAGATAGACTTCTGAATGAGGAAGTAGATTTATCTGGACTAGAAGATGTAACTGTGTGTCCTAATGGTGCTATGTTCACCACTAAGACTCGTGGATTCTTACCTAAGTTGATGGATAAGATTTACTCTGAACGTGTTGTCTTCAAGAAGAAGATGATTGAGGCAAAGAAAAAGTATGAGAAAACACCTACTAAAGCTCTTGAAAGAGAAATCTCAAGATGCAACAACATCCAAATGGCGAAGAAGATTCAACTTAATAGTGCTTATGGTGCTATTGGTAACAATTACTTTCGGTATTATATGTTGGCGAACGCTGAAGCTATTACTCTCGGAGGCCAATTTAGTATTAGGTGGATCGAAAATAGAATGAACAAGTACATGAATCGTGTACTAAAAACTAAGGAGAAAGATTATGTTATTGCTTCTGACACTGACAGCATTTATTTGCATATGGGGCCTTTGGTTGAAACTATATTCAAGGGGAGAGAGGTATCTAGTGAGGACATCGTTTCGTTCCTCGATAAGGTGTGTGATGTGGAATTGGAAAAATATATTTCTAGTTCTTATGAAGCGTTGGCCAAGTACGTAAATGCTTATGAGCAGAAGATGTTCATGAAGAGGGAGACTATTGCTGAACGTGGTATCTGGACTGCTAAGAAAAGATACATGCTCAATGCTTGGGACATTGAAGGTGTTAGGTTTGCTGAACCCAAACTAAAGATGATGGGTATTGAAGCAGTCAAGTCATCTACACCTGCACCATGTAGGAAGATGATCAAAGATGCTATCAGTATTATTATGAATGAATCTGAAGAAAATGTTCAGAAATATATTGAGAGAATGAGATCAGAGTTTCGTAATATGGATCCTTCTGAGATTGCTTTTCCTAGAACTTGCAACAATGTTGACAAGTATAGTAACCGTTTGACTATCTACTCTAAGGGTACTCCTATGCATGTTAGAGGGTCAATATTATTCAATCATTATTTGAAGGAGAAAAATTTATTGGGTAAATATAATGTAATCAACAATGGTGAAAAAATCAAGTTCTGTTATCTCAAGAATCCTAATCCGATTCGTGAGAATGTTATGTCATTCATCAATGAATTTCCTAAAGAATTTGGTCTGTCCCAGTATATTGATTACGATTTGCAGTTTGAAAAATCCTTCATCGAACCGTTGAGGGCTATACTGGATTCTATTGGGTGGTCTGTCGAAAAGGTAGCAACCCTTGAGTCCTTCTTTGTTTAGTGCTATAATGTAAACGTTATTTGTATCACATGGATTTACCAATCGACGATAAGGAATTAGGACTAATCGTAAAGTCTCTGACTTTAGGAGGTAGTACTTCTTTGTATAATAAGTTGAAACTTGTAAAGGAAATTAGGGATGAAAACCCTGGTGGTCCTTATAAAAAAATAATACGTGAGAAGTATGGGTTGGTAATATGATTTTTGAAAAAGTGAGTCTTGTTACTGGTGGGTTTGATCCCATTCATTCAGGACATCTTCGTTATTTTGAAAGAGCAAAGGATTACACAGATTATCTTATAGTAGGATTGAATGGTGATCCTTGGCTCAAGAGGAAGAAGGGACAGTACTTTCAATCTTGGACTGAGAGAGCAGACATACTTCGTCACTTAGACATGGTAGATGCTGTTATCTCTTGGGATGATGCAGATGATTCTGCATGTGGTGCTATTGCAAAGTGCTTAGATATTGCTGACACCGTTGTCTTTTGTAACGGTGGAGATCGTGGTAAGGAAAATACTCCAGAGGTTCTTGGGTATGGATCTGAACCACGAGTATATTTTGAGTATGGTGTAGGTGGAACTGATAAATTGAATAGCAGTTCTTGGATACTACACAACTATTTCAACCGACAACGTAAACTATTAGGCATATGATTTTTTTATCTTGTCCACCAGTGTATCATTTACCTGGCACATGGACTAAATGTAAGGAAGCAATTATTCCTCATGGACATGTAAATCCTCAATATGGATTTGTAATTTTTATAGTATTAGTATTATTGTTTGTTGTAGGATATGGATTGTATCTTACCTTTGGAGAAGGTGGTAAAGAACTAAGAGATCCTATTGACGAACATGCTAAAATGCATGAACTAGGAATAGCACACGGACACACACCAAAACGAAAAGATTGATTATGGATTTATTGAATGAGATAGTAAAAGAAATTGGATCTGATTACGCAACTATTGCAGCGGATAAAAAAGAGACTGAAAGCTTCATTGACACGGGATCGTTTATCTTTAATGGACTCGTTTCTGGTTCTCTTACAGGCGGTATATCTAGCAATCGTATTACTGCTATCGCTGGTGAAACCTCTACAGGTAAAACTTACTTCGCCCTCGCAGTTGTCAAGAATTTTCTGGACAGCAATCCTAACGGTAATGTTCTTTATTTCGATACTGAATCTGCTGTCAATAAAACCTTACTTGAGTCTCGTGGTATAGACACTAAGAGAGTAGGTATAGTTGAGGTAGTTACCATTGAAGAGTTTAGAACTAAGGCACTAAAAGCTGTCGAGATATATCTAAATAAACCAACAGATGAACGCACACCCTGTTTATTTGTGTTAGACTCCTTAGGAATGCTATCCACTGAGAAAGAAATCAGGGATGCCTTAGACGATAAACAAGTTAGGGATATGACTAAATCCCAACTAGTCAAGGGTGCATTTAGAATGTTAACTCTCAAACTCGGTCAAGCGAATGTCCCACTCATTGTCACGAATCATACATACGATGTCATCGGAGCTTATGTACCAACGAAAGAAATGGGTGGGGGTTCTGGACTCAAGTATGCAGCGAGTACAATCATCTATCTCAGCAAGAGCAAAGAGAAAGATGGAAAAGAAGTCATCGGAAACATTATCAAAGCTAAGACAGCAAAGTCTCGTCTAAGTAAAGAGAACAAGCAAGTTGAGATACGTTTGTTCTACGATGAACGTGGCCTCGACAAGTACTATGGACTGCTAGACTTAGCAGAGAAGTATGATATAATAAAGAAGGTTGGGAACCGTTACGACATCAATGGCAAAAAAGTTTATGCCAAGGAGGTCTATAAAAATCCTGAATTATACTTTGATCAATTTATTATGCAGGCTCTAGAAGAGTGTGCTATGAAGGAATTTTCTTATGGAGAGGTTCGCTCTAACGATTCTAAAGAGTCTGACTCATGATGAAGAGTATGCTAGAAAAGTTATACCATTCGTTGAGGAGGAGTACTTTGAGGAAGTATCAGATAGAGTAGTATATCAAGAGATCAAAAATTTTCTAGAACATTATGATAAACTTCCTAACAAAGAAGTTCTTCATGTTGAGTTGGAGAAGAGATCTGATCTTACGGATGATGAGTACAAGTTAGTACAGTACGTCATTGATGCACTGGAACCTTCCTCGTCTGATCAGACTTGGATATTAGATACTACTGAGAGTTGGTGTAAAGAAAGAGCAATCTATTCTGCACTTATGCAGGCTATCAAGATTGCTGATGGAAAGGATGAAGATAGAAAGCCTGATGCTATTCCTAGCATTTTATCTGAGGCATTGTCTGTAGGTTTTGATCAGCACGTTGGACACGATTATATTGATGATTCAAAAGATCGCTTTGCATACTATCACAAGGTCGAAAATAAGATCCCCTTTGATCTTGATTACTTCAACAAGATTACGTCAGGTGGACTCTCTGATAAAACTCTCAACATTGCTCTTGCTGGCACTGGTGTTGGTAAGTCTCTATTCATGTGTCACGTTGCCGCTAGTGTTTTACTACAAGGTAAGAATGTTTTGTACATCACTCTTGAGATGGCAGAGGAGAAGATTGCAGAGAGGATAGATGCTAATCTACTCAATGTTAATATCAAGGACATACAGGAGATACCTAAGTCTGCATTCACTAAGAAGATTGACAATCTTGCAGCAAAGACTTCTGGAAAGCTAATCATCAAGGAGTACCCAACTGCTTCAGCACATACAGGACATTTCAAATCTTTATTACAAGAACTAAAGTTGAAGAAGTCATTTGAACCTGATATAATATTTGTAGATTATCTAAACATCTGTGCTTCATCTAGGTATAGAGGTGCAGTCAACGTAAATTCTTATTCTTATGTCAAGGCGATTGCAGAAGAGCTTCGAGGACTGGCAGTTGAAACAAGCGTACCAATCTGCTCGGCAACGCAGACTACAAGGTCTGGCTTTGCTAGTAGCGACCCTAATCTTACTGACACTTCAGAAAGCTTTGGTCTTCCAGCTACTGCTGATCTTATGTTTGCTTTGGTCAGCACCGAAGATCTGGAGGGACTTAATCAAATAATGGTTAAGCAGTTGAAGAACAGATACAATGACCCTACTATGAATAAGAGATTTGTAGTTGGTATTGATCGTGCAAAGATGAGGTTATATGATTGTGAACAGTCAGCACAGGACGACATAGTTGACGATACAGAGATAGTAGAGTATAATAAATCTGAGGAATCTAAAGCAAAGTTTGATGACTTCAAGTTTTCATAAGTATACAACGTTCGTAAACAAAGTGACTAGCACTGAGTCTAAAGACTCTGATGCTTTCGTCTATAGGTTACAGGAACTTGGTGGTGATGTAGCAATACAGAGATTACTTACTGCTGCTGTTGGTATATCTGCAGAGGGTGGTGAGTTCATGGAGATCGTCAAGAAGATGATCTTCCAAGGCAAACCTCCAAGTCATGATAATTTAGAACATCTAAAGATAGAACTTGGTGATGTTATGTGGTATGTAGCACAAGCATGTATGGCACTTGACGAAAGTCTTGAAGATATATGTGATAGGAATATTGATAAACTATCTAAGAGATATCCTGATGGTCACTTCTCAGAATACTATTCAGAAAATAGGAGAGAAGGTGATAGATAATTATTGTTTCACCTGCCTAAAGATAGGTGATAAGTATGGTGCAGAGTATGTAAACAAACTTCAGAATATGGTGCGTCTACATTCAGATGCACCATTTTTCTGTTTCACTGATGATCCAACTGATGTTGAGATGCCATGTGTCACTATGGATGTGACTGAGTATCAAGACTGGGATAACTGGTGGCCAGCATGGTGTAAGATATTGATGTTCAATGCACCAGAGTTGGAAGGATTTGATAGAAAGATATTTTTTGATCTTGATACTATTATCCATGGAGATATAACACAATTACTTTTACATGAACATAAGTCTCCTAGAAATACTTTTAGTTTAGTTAGATCTTATTGGAGGGGTGCAACATATCAGTTGGCAAATCCTGAGAAGTCCATGTTCAATTCTAGTTGTATGATCTGGAAAGATAATAAAAATATATACGATAAGTGGATGCAAGATCCTAAGGGATATGTTGCTAAGTATGATGGTACGGATGATTACTATCATAATGAAAAGATAGTTCGTAGACCATTGCCACGTATATTCTATTCTTACCGAGAAGGTTATCTTGATCAGGGTAGGAAATGGAACGAACCTATATTCATGCAAAAGTCACCAGCACATTCAGTTGCTTTATTACATCAAGATCCTAAACCACATGAACTGGATCCTAAGGAACATCCTATTGTTGAGTACTGGAAATGAAACCTATTAATTGGGTAGGTCACTACCATAGACACTATACTGGTATGGGTGAAAGAGTCTTTTGGGAACCTTTCAAAGAACCTAGAAATCCTGATGACAAATATCTCAAAGAAAAGAATGCATATTTGTATACGACTACTACCAATTATTTTCTTGCTAAGACTGTTGAATACAGTACCAAGGAAAAGTTTCTTATGGATGCTGAGAATTTAGAAAGACTCAAAGAAGAAAAATTTGAAAGTGTAGAAGTTCCTGAGTTTCATTTTGAAACCTTATCTAATAATACTATACGTTATACCTGTCAATTTATAAAGGGTAGAGTTGTTACTCCAACTGATATGAACAAGTTATATCAGGAATTAGTTCTAAGAGATTCTGATTATTCCTTTTGTGATTATTCTATTGCTAATTTTATACAGGCAAGATACCATCAGCTAGATGGAAAGATATTTTCAGTTGACTTGAATGCTTATAAGAAAGTACCTGTAGAAGATCGTATGATTTTATGGGAAAGATATAAACTTTATTGGTAACTACTTCCATACTATCAAGTCATCATAGTTAGGTTTGCTATTTTTATATCCATCCCTTCTTCTAGTTACTGTATTATATAAACCACCATCTTTATGTTCTATCCAATCATCACCATCTTCATTTGAGAAGAGTGAGTCTTTATTAAAATCAAAGTAACCTGCACCCATTAGTGCTAGAACTCTTGGATAATTGTTTCCCCTATATCCTTTGAGAATAGGACTTTCCTCATGGTCTCCGTAACAAATACAGTATGCAGTATCGATCTCATGACGATTTGCAGCAAGTGCTAATGCATACAACCATATACCTGCATTGATATGTGTTCTCCATTCTCTTATTCTTTTATTGTTTCTAGGATTCCAGATAGAGTCATTATCTTCTACTAGAGCAAAAAGATATGGAGCTTGTACTTGGGTATTGAAATTTTCTGGATTGTCTTTATAGTATTCTTTTGTTTCTCTTAACCATCGTTCTTTAGTAGAGTAGATTGATCTATCCCACTGTCCTCTTTTATATGGATTCTTTGTAACTGTAGACCACATAAGGTCTTCTTTTATTTGAGCATGTTCTGGACCCCATATATCCAATTTGAAATTGAAGACTTCACTTTTTACTGGAGCAACGTTGATTGCTTCCTGAACTACTTGACATATCTTATCCTTATCTGGGTATTCATCAAGTTTGAACTTGCGATAATTTATTCTACGTTCTAATAAATGGGTGTCAAGCATCGATCAATACTCATATTTTGGTATTTAGATCTAAATATCTGTGGTTGGGAGGTATTATGTCAGCAGCAACAGAGAAACAGGAATCAGTTTCTAGATTATTCTTTGAAAGATATTTGAATTCTAATAAAAATTGGACTGAGTTTCAGCAGCGTGAACTTGAGACCTTAGCATTTGGTAAACCAAGTGGGATATATCCTACAGCAAGTGCAGAGTGGAAAGATAATTATTATAAACAACTACAAGCACTATCACAATATATGATTACTCATGGTGTACCTAGTACTGGATGGGTATGGTCTAGAGGAAATACACTTGCTGATGGTATGATGGGATTTTTGAATAGAATGGCAGTAGAAAAATGTGGAGTATCTACATTAGACAACTGGAATCCAATGGATATAGTTGGAGTGCAAGCTTCACAAGAGGGTATTATAAAACAAACATGTGAGGCAATGCTGGTTAGACCTACTACTGAGGAACAGAAGGTTGCTAATAGGGGTATCTTGAATGATATTATGGTAGAAAATATTTACAATAATAAATTGATGCCAATATCTTTGAAGTTTATAAAGAGGGGTGAAAAACCTGGATTTGAACTGAGTCCTGATCTTCAGAGTGTGAGAGTAAGGGAGAAGATGAGACATCAGTTCAAAATAAAAGAAATAACATGTGATTTACAGTGGAACTCACAGGACAATCAATGGAGAGAGAATCAAGAAATATCATGGAAGATGTATGATGATGGTGGTAATGGTAGAAAGGCAGTGAGTATAAAAATACAAGGTAGAGCATTTGGTGGAAAAGCAAGAAGGGAAAAACCACAGCATGAAGGAACACCAGAGGGTGCAGGTGCTAAGTTAGGTAAGGCTGCTATTAATGAACTAGAAAATTTTGTTACAGGTCTTGGATTGGCCAAAGTCCAGAGTCCTAATCAACATCCACAAATACCAAAGGCAGGTGAGAAATGGCAAGCTGGTCAAAAATCTTATTGGATTGGTTTGTATAATGGGTTAGCTGGTACTACTATTGATGGTCAACCTATAAATTTCAAAACACCAGGTGCATATGGTGAGGGTATGACTGCAACAAAGACAGGGTGGGCTGCTGCTTTAGATGCTGCATGTACAGCAGATGAAGAGGATAAACAGGTTACTAGTGATCCTGATAGATCAGCAGGTAATAGGTTGACATCTAAACTCTGGGGTTTAGAATGGTTGAAACTATATAAATCCATCGAACTTATGGGTAAGTGGGATGCTTTTGTATATCTAATGTATCACTCATGCAAGAAAGAACTACCAGGAATGGGACCATTCATAAA